GCCGAAGGAGTAATCCCAGGCGCAGCGAGGTTTTCATGGACCACGCTTTTGTTCAATCCTTGGAGGGGCTGTTCCGTGATACATATCCGGAGCAGCCCTTTTTACTATAATTAATTCAACCTTAGAATTGCGGTATTTACAGTATCTTTAGTTTTTGTAGCTACTACCAACGTAATTGTTAAGAAATGATTGGAATCTAGGATCTTTGTCAGCCTCATAAGTTAGGGCTTCAACTCCACGCGTCGTGCCTAACATAGTTGGAAGTAACTTCTCTAAAAGTTCTTCCTCGTTCCTTGCCTTTGACAGAACTCTAGTTAAGTCACCAGAAGAAAATGCAGCACTAAGAACTCTAAGTTTGATATAATCAAATGATCCATACACTGTAGCGGAAAGAATTCCTGAGGCATCAGGAGTACCCCTCAGAACACCAAATAGTTTGGATTGAGGTGCTTTCTTTCTTGAGTAGGACTTCAGTGCGTTATTTAGATCAGATAGATCCTTAAGTGTCTTTTTTCCCAGAATAGCTTCGTAGTTAGATCTTTGTTTTGGGTTACGAAGGATCTGATCCATCAATTTATAATCCCAAATATCTCTGCCCCCCGTCATCCGAGATGTTTTTTGACTTGCTGATGAACCACGCCCAGCAATCGTCATTAAATCATTTAAGTATTCTTGTGCAAATGACTGTCGGATTCCACCGGTATTTGGAAGAGCGTCTATAAATTCTTTAGCCTCGCCAGCATTTAAACCCCTGACTGCTCCAATCAGATCCCTTGGATCCTCCATGGATATTGCTCCGGATCTAATTTTTCCAATAAGTTTTTCTGAGTTCCTTTTTATGTAATTATTTTTCCTAATTTGCTCACGGGCTAAACCCAGAATTGATTCTATATCCGCTGGGGTTTTTGCCCTGGTCATGGATTCAATTACGTCCTGTGTTATCTCTGTCCCCCCACTTAACCGCATAAGTTGATCAAGTTCATCAAATCCTTTAACAGCTTGTTCGCCGTATAGTTCACGAACGATATTTTTATTGAAAGCAACTTGTTCTAACTTTAAGTAATCAACGCTACCATCATACCTCATACCCTTGTCCATCAGGTTATGTATATAGGCGGATCGCATGTTTTCTAGAGCTGGTGCATCTTTGCCGATTACCCTTTTAAGCTCCTGAAGGTTTTCTACTGCTCTTGGGCCGGTGAAGAATTTGTTGATAACCTGTTGGTTGCCTAATGTGTATTCCTGCGCCTTGCCCCTAGTTGATAGGTCAGCAATACCCTTTGCCCTAAATGGAACTACGGACTCCGTAAAGAACAACTTAGCGTCATCGGCTGCTTTCACCAAATCATCGCCACCTGTTGCCATAGCTCTGTCAACCATGCCCTCAATAGATGACTGGACTTTCTTGAGTTGAGACGTGTCCCTGCCTTGCCTCATTTGACGACCGATAACCTCGCCTACCTCTTTTCTCCAACTATCTAGTTGGCGCAGTGACAGGTTCTGGACGGCTGTCTCTGATACCTGACCACCTGCGGCAATATCGCCCCCAGCTCCGTATATAATTGGTAGGTCTTCCGTTATTTGCTCCCCTAATGCACCCGCCTGGCGACTGACCTTGTTTAGTCCCTTTGGTTTAAATATGTTGAGAACTTCTCCTTTTATATCCTTGGGTAAATCCAAAGAATTAACAACATTTTCTATATTTTTACTAACAGCCGATGGGTTGAGCGTAACCCCCAGATTGTCCGCCATATCGAACACGGCTGTATAACGCCTGTCGGATTCATCCTTTGCTGCTTTCTTTGCGGCTTCAAAGGCGTTACGTATAATGTTGCCAGTCTCACTCGATGAATTAGCTCCAGATGATCCCAATCGTTGAATACGGCTATTTATAGCTTCGTTTACAGCCCTACCTATTAACTCGTCATTCTGTGCAATTTCTTGAACAGTCTTTTCTGTTCTTGCAATTTGATTGGTCCTAAACGAACGATACAAAGTACCAAAGTCCTTCGTAGGAAGCTCGGTAAGTTGTTTACTTAAATCGTAAATAATGTCACGCGCGCGTTCGGCTTTACGTGACAGCCCAGCCATGAAGCCATCGGAATACTTTGAAACAATCTCTTCTTGCTGCTCAAGGGCCTCCATTGTGCCTCTTCTGGTAGCAAGGGTTTCCGGGAACTTCATATTAAATTTCTTTTCCAAACGCTTCCTGGATTTCATTAACGCGTCAGCTTGCTGATCTACGCCCAACTGTCCCCTGCCTAGTACTCTAACCCCCGTCTTAACGCCAACCCCTAAGCCAAGATCTATTAAGGCTGTTTTTCCGCCCTCAGTCAGTGCGTTTCCTATATTTTGGCTAAGGGTATCTTGGTCCGCATCGGGGTTTCCCAGAACTGTATCTATGCCTAGGTTGGCAAGTGCTGTACCAATCCCAGCCTTGAGTGCCGTAAAAGCGACCGAACCTTTTCCGGGTCCAACTAAAGTTGATCCTACCTCTGCCGTAGTAACAGCAACCTGTCTAGATAGGTCTAATATGTCCTTGAGACTAGGACCGTATTCATCCGCTAGTACGTATTGACCATTAGTTTTGTCTGGATGCTGGACCAAGAACTCAGTCCCGTAATCCATGGATACTTTACGTACATCTCCGCCATTCTGACCGTATTCATCATTAAGGTAATTAAATATCTGTGACTCATCACGAAGAGTACCCATCCTTAATCTCTTTAGTCCAGGTAGCCCAGATGTTATGTCAATTTGACTCTCTGGTATATCCGTGGATTGAGACAAGGCTGATAAAACACGAGGGCGTTCTATTTTTAATCTTTCCCCTGCGGTCATGGACTCCGCAAATTCACCCGCTGAATCAATGTCTGGTGCAGGGGTTTTATAAGCACCCTCGTGAAGCAACTCAACGGCTTGACCTTGTGTATCAACGGAATCACCAATTGCATCAGGAGATGCGGTAGTTAATTCAGATTTTGATTGGCGATACGCAGAGGACAGTGTTTGCATCTGTGCGTCCAGCGTAGTGACTGCCGATTGATCACCGGACTGCACGGCTGCATCACGACGTTTCTTAAGCTCTATAATCCCGCTGGCTAATTGTTCTTTAGTAGCCATATATGTTATAGACCTAGGTCACGTAGCACTGCCTCAGCCTCATCTGTAATGAGTGGTTCGCTTAAAGTTCCTCCAGTCCCATCAATGGCATTTACTGATGTATCATAATCAAGCAATCCCTCCGTAGGAGTTATTAGACGAGCCAATGCAAACTTGCTGGTTGGGTCACCGACAATGTCCGGAGTATAAGTTCTCTGGATCTGATTATTAAATAAATTAACTTGACCTTTAATTCCCTTTTTAGCCATAGCTACTAGTTTTTGAAGTGCCTCCTTAGTCATTTTCTGAGAACCGCCAGCAATTTTTTCAGCGTACTCACGGTCAGCGTCCGATAGACCTGTTCCGGAACCAAAAAGCCTAATAACTTGTCCAACTTGCCTACCGGCGGTAGCTAGATAAGCTTGAGTTGCATCCACATCCTTGAATTCACCAAAACCAAGATCCTTAGCTACTGATTTTAAAAATAATTCCTGTGGTCCTAATCGACCAGTAATAATTTCTCCTTCTTCACCAACAACATTAAGCATTTTTTCCATGAATTGGAGGTTTGGTATTGAATTAAGAGCAGGTTGAACTTTGTCTAAGAATTCCTCTTGGTCCTTACCTAATGTTTGTCTAATAATAGTATCACCAAGAGAGCCTTCACCACCAACGGTAATGTTAGTCCCGCCCTTGCCAAATGATTGTTCACGTGCCTCTGCATCTGGTACACCTTGTCCTCTTAGGAATTGGTAATTCTTCATACTAGCAGTTGGATCCACACGATTTGCATCCAACATTTCTTGTGTAATCTTCCGTTGATTTGCAAAAGAGGAAGCAAACCCGCCAGCAATTAATAAGTCCTTGCGTTTAAAGTCCCCGGACTGAATGTTTTTGTATGATTTTCCAGCATCTCCTGTATCGTTTTGAAATGCTACTAACAATGTAGGATCAGCAGCTACTTGACCTTCAAGTGATGCTAGTCCCGCAATAGTAATATCCTTATTTTCTTTATACTTTTCAATGCCTTCACCAATCTGCTTACCTAGGTTCGCTAGTGCGTTAGCCTGTATAGTAGCCGCATTAGCAAAGCCACTAAAGTCTGCGTTTGCTAGTGCCGGGTTTATTCTTGATCCTGTTTGAAATCCCATAATATATTATCTTAAATTTATCCTCCTCTAGGTTTTAGTAATCAACGCACTAGCAATTTCTCCACCTGCACCGATAAGCCCCGCACCTAGAGCAGCATCAGCCTGAGCCTGCATACCTTGGAACGTCATATCCTGTCCACGCTGTTGCAAGGCCATATTAAGACCTACGTTAGGATCAAACAACTGAGGACCCATAGGTCCTGCTGCACCCTGTTGCGCTTGTCCTAGCATTTGACCACCAAGACCAATAGAAGCCGAAGGTCTACCCAGTATAATGTTACCTGCATCGCCTGCTAACTGACGGTTCATACCAAAAGCTCCTTGAAGTTGCTGATCAGCCCGTCCAATTAAACCTGCGCCTAGCTGTAGATTTTGTAACTCTTCAGCCCTTCTTTGAGCTAGCATAGATTCTGCAAAACGTAGTTGATCAGAACCAAATTTTTGACGTTCTAGCTGTTCCGCCCTACGTTGGGCATTCATAGCTTCGGCTTGAGTAAGTGAGCTAGCACCAAATTTCTGACGTTGTAACTGCTCTGCCCTGCGTTGAGCATCCATAGCTTCAGCCTGACCAAGAATATTTGCGCCTTGCCCTAATCTACTTAAACGCATATCAGCCTGTTGACCTAATAAACTTGCACCCAGAGCAATCTCACGCTCCCGCTTGTTTAGCTCCTCAGCCATACGAGCTTCCATCTCACCATATACAGCACTTTGATCCATACCTCGACCACGAGCTACAGAGGCTTCCCGTGAGGACTGCTGCGCTCTGCGCCTCTCAAGGGCAGAAAGTTCTCCAGTAGATGAAGCGAACTCCATTCCTCTACCAGACAGTATTGCTTCTTGTTCGGTAGAAGATAGGTCAGATAAGGACATCCCCACCTTATTGAGCTGTTGCTCTGCTGCGCTAGCGGCCTCACGCTTTGCGTTGATGTTATCTAGCCCGCTGGACTGCAAGGCATTTTCTGCTGCACTAGCGGCTTCACGTATGGCGTTTACGTTAGCCATACCACTGGATTGCAATGCACTTTCGGATTCACTAGCTGCCCGCAATGCAGAATCCATGACACCCTGTCCCCGCTCTCTTAGATTGGAGTCCATTGCCCTAGCTGAAGCCTCCTCAGCCAAAGCTGTGCTAAAGGGGTCAGCGTCACGGTAAGCCTGGACTACGTCCGGTGCGAACCTCTGCAATGCATCTACGTCGGACTCACGCTGTATGCCCAGTTGTTCTCGCTGTAAATCACCTGCCCGTCTTGACTGATCCTCAAGTAAGTCAAACAATCCAGCTTGAGGTGCTAAAGTTTCTGGAATTTTTTCAAGGTTTCGCTCTAACGATCTTAGTCTAGCTTCGGCTTTCTTTCTTGCCTTTGGACCTAAAACTCTTACCTCTTTTCCTCGCTTGTTTACCTTGGTTTCAGCTAAATCTCTTTGCAGGAACTCTATCTCTTGTATAATTCCTTGGTAGGCAGGATTTGCAACTTCCTCTTGTCGACCCTGTGCCATTGTTTGAATGTCGGCAAGCTCCAGTGATGTATATAGTGGACGAAAAGTTGCCTCCGATTCGAGTAAACGACCTTGAAGCACTGGATCCGTAATTCCCTGTGCTTGCTTAAATTCTTTTTTCCCAAACAAGTATTTACCCATTGACTTACCCGGATCAATGGGGTCAGGCGCATCAGAACTGCAAAACAGTATTAAGTGCTGCTTGCAAAGGAATGACCAAAGCCATCTGTTGACGGGTTCAAAAATAAATTTAAATAATTTCATTGGGAAACAAACATATTGGTTTTCCATATGGGTGAGTAACCAAACTTCTGCATATGGTTGATATAAGGTGAGTTATCGTTGCAAGCTATAAAGTAACCATTTGGAGATCGGTCATCCATAATTGTACGAAAAGTATTATTAAGTATCAGGGACTCCTTGGCGTTTACGCCATCGGACTTATGCCAAACCATAACCAGTGGTATCGAGCCAAGCGACCACCCGCCAACAACTTCGTTGCCCTTCTCAATAATATGAGTAGGGAAGGTCATATTATCATTGTCCGCAATAGCGGCATCAATAACAAGCTGTTGCTCCTCTGGGGTCCTTATCTTTCTGGCTTTAGGTAATGGCATTTAAGTTAAAGTATTATATCAAATTGCAGGAGGGGATTCATTATCTACCAATTACTTGCCAATGAACTGTACCGGCAAATGTAGTAGTATTGCGTATAGTTAAAGTTGCATTAGCTAGGGACTCAATTTTCATACTATTTCTATCGGTAGTGTTGTTTTCTTCTATAGTAAGTTGCGCGCTAACAGTAGCATTAAAGGCTGCTCCAAAATTTACGGCAGTGGTAGTATTAGCCGAAACCGATACTGTACCGAACTTCATTATTAGACCATTGGGAAAAGTTACGCTCTCTTCACTAGCATATGTACTCGGCGTAAAATTAGGACTACTGTCCACGTAAGCCTTGATGCTTTCAGATGTAGCTAGCTTGGTCGCACTTGCTCCAGTCATTGTATCGCTGTCAATAACATCTGTTAGTTTTGCGAAGGTTACGCCTCCGTCATTCACGGCTATAGCCCCTCCAATAAGTATTATGCTGCTACCATCAACAGCATCTGACGCGTTAAAGGTTGCCCCGGTAATTACTTGATTGAGTTTGCTGGCAGATAGCTGTTCGCCATTAGCAAATGTTTTTCCTGTTGTTAAAATGGACATATTATTAAATGTTTAAGTAATCTTTTGGAAGGCTTGGACGACATAGTTTATTCCAGTAGTAGTGCCTGCGGGTGTTTTATATTCAAGGACTCCAGATGAATCAGTTGTTGCTATAACAGTTCCACCACTGTTTGCAGTACCCAATATAGTTGTATTTGCGCCAAGGGCTAACGCCCCGTAACATTCAACCGATGACCCCTTCGTGCGAAATAATATATATCTTCCGTTGATACTGGCATCAAATACTTCCATTATTACCATAGCCTTGTTTGAGCCAACCACAGATGACAGGTCCAAGTCCTGGAAAGAATTTGAAGCACTTAGCGTTCCTGTAGCCGTGCTAGCTTTTAAACCTGAATTATCGTCAACATATTTCTTAATGCTTTGCTGAGTTGCTAATGAGGTGGCTGAGTCAGAAGCCATATTGTCCTCATCAAGGATGGATACGGCAGTAGGAACAGCAGCACCACCTGATACATTTCCAAGGGCGGTTAGGTTAGCCTGGCTTTTGAGCTGCAACTGTCCCGTGGTATGTACGGCAAGTCCACCAGCGGATACACAAGTTCCTAGATCAGAACCACTAACACTAAACGAAACACCATTTCCATCCGTACCTTTAAACGTTGAATTATCAACAATGTTATTAAGTGTTGTATTAGTGACTGTATCAGTCGCCCCAAAAGTGTTTCCTTTTACTATAGGTGATGCCATTATTCTGCTTTCTGTGTTGATCTAAAGGATGTCGATCCTTGAGTTTGAAGTGACCTAATTCTTGGCCGTCCTTGTGTATTGTTTACTGTAAATTGAATCCCGTGTCCTCTGCGGTTACCTATTCTACCACGGATGGACACATCCCCTGCCTTAGGTAAATTGACCCCGTTATTAAAGCTATTTAGGGTTCCTAATGTAAGGTTAGCGTCGGGGTTCTCGGTCTCTGCTAATAGGTCAAAGTTGCTCGCATTATCCGCACTACTCTCTACGTGCATCTGAAATTCTTTCCAGTTCTTTCTGGTCATATTACCGAATGTATATTGACGAGTAGTAATGCTGCCTTTGACATCCTTAGTTTCATTAGAGCCTCCGGTACTTACATTAATTAAGTCATCACCCTGAAGCCTAGCATCTATCTTGTGGATACCTCCTAATGCGTTAATTGCATAAACGCCCCGCTGGCTTCCTTCACCCGAAACAATAAGATTTTCAATGTTCCAGTCATCGCTATCAACGCTATCAATACTTTCCCATTGTTTGTTCAGAAAGTTGTAAATAAGTATAGCGTTATTTATAGTAGCGTCATCCAGGGGTACGGCAATAAAGTAACGATTGTCGAAGTAAACAGAAACAGCTTGAGTCCGTTGATCCCTATTAATTCTTTTGATTGTTTCGTTAATTGGCTCACTTAAAGGCGTTTCGGTTCCACGAAGGTTGTACTCATCAAAGAATTGTGTGCTGTAAACACCATTGTCAGAAAGGAAAATAACTTGATTACCAACCTGCGTAATAGTCTGACGAGCTACGCAGCCCACCTCATCGGTCAATAGTTTAGTGCTAGCTTCTTCTAGGGACGTTGTATTAGATACTAGGTGAATGCTATTACGATTAAACACCATCAAGTTGTCCTCGGAGAATGAATGCAATCCTACCGTGAAGTCAGCCTCACCTGCATTGAATCTGTACTGAGCAAAGATTTGGTCGTAGGTATCGCTATCCAGAATATCCGAAGCAATAACTTCATCCAGGATTCCCCTTGATGTGTATGAATTAACACTTGCATCCACAGAGAATTGAAACGGCATAACCAGCCTGCGTTGATGATATACAGCAAACTCTGGGGCAGGCATGTGCGTGAACCCTAGACCTACGGATACACGTTTTGAAAATTCTGGTACAG